TAATGGCACCAGCCATAGCCACAGCAGCACGAGGAGCGTTACGAGCCAGATACAAGTTAGTACGCTCAAGGACTTCGTCTTTGATTGCAGCAATGATTTCAACCGTAGGCGTATTGTCTGAATAGCCAGCCAGCCTTTTTGCAGTAACAGCATCGCCGTTAGCCTCCTCAAAAAGTACGTCTAGGAACTTGCGTTGTCTTTCAGTTAAATTTCGTGCCATGTATTTTTTTACTTTCTTCGCAGCGATAACCTACTTGTGTCAGGTGCCCTGCCTCTAATAATTTCATGTGTAAGTTTTTAGCAAAATCAATTGCTTTTTTCTCACACTCCTGTTTTGTAAAATAATGTTTAACTTCTTGTTCCGTAACCTCAACACATTCAGAAGTTATAAAGCAGACCAGAAATAGCCCTGCCCACATATTAACTTTCTATTTCAAAGGTAAAACGAACAAACAGTATATCGATAACCACATAATGAGTATTATCCACACGTACATGTTCTAGTCCTAGCATACATCCTGTTATTAAGTACGCTGATAGATTTATATTCATGTACTGTTTATTAACCTTTTTGAAATGGTATGAAAAACTCATATACCTTAAGCGTGACTGTAACGTCATCCGTTATGTTAGCTAAGCCACGCAATTTATCAGACTTCTTTAACCACAGCCCTTCTGTAACTTGTAGTATTGAACGTGGTGGTACTTTTACAAGTTCAGCAAGCGTGTAGTACGTAGAATTTTCTGAGTCATACCAATCCAAAGAAAACTTTCTTGAAGAGCTACTTGCATTTGCTACAAAAATACTGGCTACTTCTGTCTCATAGTTTAGCGGTACCACATAGATGTCTGTGTTACTTGCTGTTAGTACTTTGCTAACTGTTCTATTTTTTGTAGACATTATCTTTTAGTTAAGTAGTATTACTGAGTTAGATCAAAGAACGACAAAGAGCCAACTGCATCACCTGTTGTAGCTCCAGAAACTGTCCTAATTCCTACAGTATAAATATCACTAACTCCAGCAATCGTGGCACCCAACTGCAAATCAAAGTTGTAAGCATTAGCAAAACTTGTGCTCCCAGTTCCTCCTGCAGTATTAGATGCAAGAAAGTCTGTCTGAGCTATAGTTCCACCTGTCATGGCGGTAGCTGCTACATCAAACTCCACATTAGAGTTAGAAGGAACGGTAGATGCCCAAGTCGCTCCTGTCAGAGTAGGATTCTTCACCAGTGCTATCTCATAGTTTTGACTGGTTGTAGGTAGAATCTGAACCCTGTTTGGTATCACTACCGCCCCTGTTCTTCCAGAAGCTAAACGAATAGATACCACTGGTAAGAAGGTAGTTCCAATAGTTCCTAAAACTGTAGTACGTCTTGCAACGTGATCAATAGATGTTTGTTCAAATCCACCTTCAGAAACTACAGAGCAGCATATTGTTTTCATTGAAGCTGCTACTGCTGCTGTAGTTGTTACAATCTCATACCGCACTGGGAGGATAGCAGTAGTCATATAGACGCTAGCAATTTCGTTAGCGTTAGTAAAGGTATGACAAACAATGTACTGACCATCAATAATAAAACCACAGCGGACAGATCCAACACCTAACCACTCAAAGTCCATCCATAGAATCTGTGCTTTGGTGGTATCAAGGGTAAATCCAGAATCCCCTGTCCCGTCTAACTTGTCTCCATTCCAAGAGCTTTGATTAACTATTCTGGTATCACTAGGAGTACCGGGGGTTGGAGTAGAGTTTGAACGAAGTACAAATGAATTAGTAGATCCAGTACGTTTAAAAAATACTCCGTTCTGAGTATTGTAATAACCAACTTGTTGAGTCAGGTTTGCACTAGTGCTACTGTCCATCACAAATGTAGTAAGTATCAACAGTCCTTTTCCCGGTTGGTACGGAAATGAACGATACGTCTGTCTTATAACAGAGCCTACCCCAGCCCCAGTAACTTCCAGTTGGACAGTAGCTTCATTAGACAGAAACGAGGAGGTGCCTGTGCCGGTAGTAGAAACTTCAAACTGATTATCAGCAGCGTACCTGTTCTGACTGTCAAACAAAGTATAAGGTTGAGAGACACGCACCCTACCAAACGCATCTACGTTAGTACCGTTTATGACTGTATAGCTTGGGTTCTCTCTTGTCCCTACTGGAGGGTAATATGTAATACTCACTAGTTAGTCTCTAAACTTTTTTACTTTCTTTGCAATTGTCTTAGGCTGACTTACAAATTGCTTACCTGCTTTTTTTCCTTTTCTTTTGGCTTCGGTAGTGGCGGCATACTCAGCAGGAGACAGAGCTTTGATGGCGGCTTCTGGTAGATATCTTTCTCCTGTGGCTTTTGGTCCTTGTGTAGAAGGCTTACCACTTTTGGTTCTCCACTTTTGTTCTGTCCATTTCTTTAAACTCTTCTGTGATTCTTTCAATCTTTGTAGCCTCCGCCCTTGGCTTTGTATTCCCGGGCTAACATCTGTGCCTTACGAGCACTCCACTGTCCGGGTGCCCCACCTTTACTGCCAGCTTTAATCTTTTCAAATAAAGATTTTCTCATCCCGGGTTTGGTGTAGTTGCCTGCTTCATTGACCTTAGACTTAGTTGCTGTACCACCAGCAGCCATCTTTTTTGTCTTTTTAGTATTGCAGTTCATTACTTCATCTTCTTTAGTGTCTGAGCCAGACGAGCACGTTGACCTGTCTTGCCACCTTCTTTTGCTGCCTTGGCTAATTCCTTTTCAGAAATTGTTTCACCCTTTTTTGTCTTTAGTGTTTTTCGTAAAGCTCCGGGTTTTTTAATTGCTTCTTGAATCCATTTTTCTTTTTTTGCAACACTGCCTCCTTTTGCAAAAGTTTTTGTAATCTTTGCTCCAACACCAGTTAAGTCTTTCTCAACTTTTCCTCCTTTTGGTTTGTAGGCATAGCCCTCTCCATAGACTTCACCAAAAAGATCTTTAGTTAATTTTTTACGTGCGCCAAAAGCACCGCCTACGCCAATTCCATAATCATCTGCCCCGCCGCCACCTTTTATAAAGTACTGAATATCTTGTCTTACTTCTTTTCTTTCGTTGGCAGGCAGATTAGATATCTGAGCATTTAGTTTATTAATTCTTTCTTCAACAGATTCTGAAGGATTTCTTGAATACTCCAAAGCTAATTTTTTTACTTGCTCTTTTAAAGTTTCTGGATTAATTCCGTCTAATGCTCCTAACCCACCCTCGCTGTACTTTTTTGGTTTTGGTTTATTTGCTTTTGATAAGGCAATAGCCACTGCTTGTTTTTGAGGTCTTCCCTCTTCTACAAGCATTTTAATATTTTTACTGATTGTCTTTTGGCTAGAGCCTTTCTTTAAAGGCATGTTATTTCTTCACTTTCTTTTTAACTTTTGATTTCTCTACTTTCACTGGGATCACTAACATCCCACTGGCAGCTTTCTTAGCCATACATTTTCCTGCAGCTTTACACTTAGCAGGTGTCGGACATCCCTTACAAGGTTTAAATGATTTCACCATTCCTCCTTTTTGCATTTTCTTTTTTACAGCAGTTGCGTCATCCGGCTCTTCACCGGGATACTCTACAGCCTTTACACCTTTTTTATTAATACCCAACTCTTGTAACATCTTCTCGTACTCAGCACGTGACATCTTGCCGGTATCTTTACCTTTGTAAATCGGAGGTACGACAGGATAGTTAGCCATGGTTACTTATTCCGTGATCCACCTGCTGGGGGATTGGAAGCACCGCACTTGGCGTAGCCACCCTTTTCCATCTTCATTGGTTTCTTTTTCTTAGCCATACCGCCGTATGCCAAGTCCAAAGACTCTTGCATCTCTTTCTTTTCTTTCTCTGTCAGGGACTTACCCTTACGCTCACGTGCCATGCCAGTCTCAGTCTCTGCACCTTCTTCACGCATTTTGCGGCTCATGAGGTTGTCCAGTTTCTTTTCCTCACGGGGGGTGAGTTCTTTAGACTTTTCTAACTTCTTAAGACGGACAATCTCGTCATCCATTTCCTT